AGGCCGACTTTTATCACCTACTCGCCGCTTGCAAGATGGAAGCGGACGACCAGGAGCGAGCATGGCGCAAGCACAGGTAACAATCACCGCAGTTGATCGCACACAGGCGGCGATCAATTCGGCGATGAGAAGCATGAAGACGCTTGAGCGTACCGCGAAGGTGACGGCGAAGGCGGTAAACCTTGCGTTCGGTTTTCTCACTGGCACGGCGCTTGTTTCTGCTTTTGGCAAGATCACGGAAGCCGCAAAAAAAACAGAGGAAGGGCGCGCTGCGCTTGAAAACCTTAGCAAAGCATTAAAAGACCCTGCTTTAGTTTCTGCTGCAAACACAATAGTTAATACTCTAGTTAATGGCTTTACGGCAGCGACAATTCAATTAACTAAATTTATAAAAGCGGCAAGAAGCGAGTTAATATCTATTGGCGCGGTTTCCGTTTCTGGAAGCGCGGCAGATGTTTCGTCCATAATTAAAGGCCAAATCGCCAACAAGTCTATGCTTGCCGGGCAAATGGCTTTTGCTGGGCAAACTAGAAACGCTCAGATATTGAACCTTGAAATTGAGGCATTAAAAAAGCAATTAGATATTTCCAAGTCAATTGCATTGCAAGAAGAAAAAATACAACAGGCCGCAATTGCCCAGCAAGTTGCTGCTGAAAAAATAGTAAAAACAAAAGGTAAAGAGCAAGCATTTAAGTTTGATGAAAAAATAACTAAAGACTTGGCGCAGTTATATGAAGCCAAAAAAAGCATGGAAAGCCCAGATCTTTTTGAGGAATCATTTAGCGCGATGGATGTCAGAATTGCATCAAGCGTGCAAAACATTCTTGATGAGATGAACGCGGCCGATCAGATCATGGCGAACTTCGCACAGTCTGCCGCGCAGAATATTCAGTCTGCCTTTGCTGAGTTTCTTTTTGACCCGTTCAAGGGTGGCCTAAAGGGGATGCTGTCTAGTTTCCTAGACTTAACCCGGCGAATGTTGGCCGAACTTGCAGCGCAGCAAATCCTCGGCGCTATCTTCGGAAGTTTCGCAGGCGGCACGGGCTTTATGGCGTCCTTTGCCAAAGCCATCACAGGCCGCGCGTCTGGTGGCCCGGTATCTAAAAATACCCCATACATCGTCGGCGAGCGTGGCCCCGAGTTGTTTGTGCCTGGCTCATCGGGTGGCATTGTCCCGAACAACGCCATGATGGGCGGCGGGATGACGGTCGCTCCGGTGTACAATATCGACGCACGAGGCGCGACGGCTGATCTTCAATCTGCGCTGCCGGGCATCCTGCAAGAAAACAACCGCCGCATCTTTGAAGAACTCGACCGGCGCTATGGGGTGGGACGATGACCGACTACGTATTGCCTCCCGATCTTGTCGCCTCGGATGTCGAGTGGTCGCTGATCGACAACACGGCGGTCTTTTCCTCAGCCCTGTCCGGCTCCACGCGGACGTACTCACGGCCCGGCAATCGCTGGTCGTGTCGGCTGATCTTCCGCGCGCCCTCTGCCGTCAAGCGTCGGCGGCTGCTGTCGCTCATTGCCGCGCTGCGCGGTCGGGCCAACCGTCTGCACCTCGCCGATCCGGCTGGGGCGTTTGCGGGATCGTTCGCTAATGCCGAACTGCTGACCAACAATGCAGCAGTGACAAGTACGACCGGCTGGGCGTCAAGCGATGCCGAGTTAGCACTGTCTGCGGATTCGCACTTTGGTCTGCGGCTCACCCGCACGGGCGTGGTCGCTGACCGCTACGCCTACCAGTCCGCACTTACCACCGTAACCTCCGCCCCGTATGCCGTGCGCTTCGTGCTCGGCGCTGGCAAGGGGAACGTCCGCGCAGCGGCTATGGCTGGCACGTCGCAGGGCGCATCTGGGCTGCTCTCGGGCACGCTGCGGACTGCGGCGGGCAAGTACGTCGAAACCTTCACGGCGTCCGGCACATCGTCCCACGTTTCGTTTTACGACTACCTATCGGGACGCGCGGCCAACGACTTCCAGTTTCTGACCTACGCCTCGGTCGCCCGCTGCGGGTTAGTCAACGGCGCTAGTCAAGTGGGCGGCGGGCTGAATATCGACGGCTTGCCTGCCTCGACCAACGGATTGGCGCTGGCGGGCGATTGGGTCGAGATCGGCGGCGAACTGAAGCGGCTGACGGCCGACCTTAACTCGAACGGCTCTGGGCAAGGCTATCTGATGTTTGAGCCGACGCTGCGAACCTCACCGGCCGACAATGCTCCGGTGGTTTTCCGCAACCCGATGGGGCGGTTTATGCTTGCCGACGAGCGGGTCTCGTGGGCGACCCGCCCCGGCATCATCAGCGACGTTGAGATGTCACTAGTCGAGGACATTGCGTGAGCAGAATAGTTAGCGGCGACAATGCCGCAGAGGCCGAAAAAGCATCGGTCTGCATGGTCGTACTTGCAGAACTGGACTTCGGCTCCGGCATCGTCCGCGTCCACGACGGCGTAGGTGAGATCACCTTTGCCGGGCTGCTCCGCATGGAAGACGGCGACAATCTGCAAACGGAAGTCCCCGAGAACATTTCACTTGAGGCCGCAGCCGAAACCTTCTACGGCATCGGTCAGTTTGGCGGAATAGACATTGTTGACGAAAGCATTGAGGTTATCGCACGCGCTATAACCCTAACGCTTTCCGGTGTTGATGCGTCTCTAGTGTCAACCACGATGACCGAGAACTACCAGAATCGCCCGGTTGTCATTTACTTGGGATTCTTGAACGAGACAGACCGGACATTCGTAGACACGCCGGAAGTTGTCTGGGAAGGGCGCATGAATCAAATGTCGCTCAACATTGCCAAGAATGTGGCAGAGATCAAGTTGACGTGCGAATACCGCCTGCGGCGCGAACCGCGCATCGGTCGGTACACGGACGAAGATCAACAGGTGATCTTTCCCGGCGATCAGTTTTTCGATCTCACCTATGCAATCCCCGGCTTTGTGTCTCAGTGGGGCAATCGTGACGCAGCCTACGGCGGCGGACTCCCAGGCACCGACGGCAGCGGCCGTGGCACTGGCGGACAACCGGCGAAAAAATGAAACGCGCAGATTGGCTTGAGAAAATGTGGGAAACCATCGAGGCGCACGAGGGCCGCGCGTTTGCGTGGGGCGTGGACGACTGCTGCCTTTTTGCCGCGCGCGTTTACGATGCGATGCACGACACGCACCACGCCGAAGCACTCGCCGCGCGCTATCACGACGAGGACAGTGCGCTGGCGTACATTGAAGCGCAAGGCGGCATCGGCCCTGCGGTCTGCGAGTACCTCGGCGAGATGCGGCGCACTCGGCCAATGCGCGGCGATGTTGTGCTGATAGAGAACGCGGGGCGCGAGATGCTCGGCATCTGCACAGGGCGCGCGGTTGCTGCGCTTGGGCACGATGGCCCGGTGACATTGCCGAAGGCTTCGGTTATGGGGGTCTGGTAATGCCTCAAGCAGTTCTAGCAGTTGCGTACTTTGCAACAAATTACCCAGTCATCTATGCGATCACGAAAACGGTGCTTACGATTGCTGCAACAACCGCAATCAGTAAGGCGCTTACGCCTAAAGTTCGTATGCCCTCTGCCCGGCAAGATGTCGAGTATGCTGGGACTATTGAAACACGCCGAATCATTTACGGCGAGATGCTTGTCTCTGGGATGAACGTCATTCCGCCGCTGGTATCGGGCACGAATAACGAATTCCTCCATCAAGCCCTTGCGCTCTCTGGTCACGAACTCAACAGCATCGGCCAGATATATTTCAACCGCACAGCCATTGGAACGATTACGGCGATCACCGGATCGGATGACGATGGAAAGGTTACAAGCGGAGCCTGGAACGGTAAAGCATGGGTGCGCGCTTATCGTGGCACGAACGATCAGACCGCAGACTATAAACTCAACACGGCATTCACCGAGTGGACTTCGGGCCATCGTGGCCGCGAGGTCGGCTATCTCGCGTTGACGTACCAATTCGACGAGACGGTATACAAGACAGGCAAGCCGGAAGTGACCGCGCTCGTGGAAGGAAAGCGAGTCTATGACCCGCGGCTGGACTCCACGCAGCCGGGCGGCGTTGGCTCGCAGCGTCTCGATGACCCGTCCACGTTTGCCTATTCGTCTAACCCTGCGCTCTGCCTTGCCGATTATCTGATTTCCACACGGCTCGGGCTTGGCGAAGATACCGACCGCATAGACTGGGTGCTGGTCGCTGACGCTGCGGATATCTGCGACGAACTCGTGAACATCCCCGGCCCGGCTACGCAGAAACGGTATACGTGCAATGTTATCTTGAGTGCGACGGATCGCTTCGAGGACAACATCAGCAAACTTGCCGATGCAATGTCGGGCGTGTGTTACTACTCTGGCGGGCTGTGGCGGATGTTTGCTGGCGCGTGGCAATCGCCATCCTTCACGCTTGATGAGTCAGACTTGGTGGACAACGGACTGAGCGTGACGACGGCGTTTGCATACAACGAGCGTTATAACTCGGTGCGCGGTAAGTTCGTCAACGCAAGCAAGAACTGGCAAGAAATGGAATTCCAGCCGGTTATCAATACGTCATACGTAACAGCCGACGGCGAGCAGGCATGGCTGGATGTTGACTTCGCAGCCTGCACCAACGAGTACGAAGCGCAGCGGCACGCCATCTTGCTTTCGCGCCGCAGCCGCAATGGCACTGTGGCGACGATCCGCGCTGGAATGTCGGCATATAAAATCCGCCCGTTTGATGTCGGGCAGATCACGATTGCTGAACTCGGCTGGACTAACAAGTACGTCCGCTGCGAGTCGTGGCAGTTCAACCCGGCTGGATTCGTCGAGTTGGTCGTGCGCGAGGAAGATTCTAGCGACTGGAGCGATCCAGTCGTGGGGGATTACGAAACCCCAACGTCTGTCAGCACTCCAGTGCCATCGACTTACGTCCCGGCTGCGCCCTCCGGCCTCACCTCTAAGAACCTAGCAAGCGGCTTCAACCTTTCGTGGACGGCACCGCCTGTGCTGCCTACCGGATCGGTCTATGAGGTTTACGAGTACACCTCGGTTACTCCGTTTGCCTCGGCTACGCGCATCTGGTCGGGCGTGGCAACGTCGGTATTCATTCCGAAGAACGACACCACGACCCGGTATTACTGGGTGCGCGTGCGGACGGATGCGGGAAACACCTCTGGTACCGAACCGGCGACCAATGGCGTGGCCGCTGCGGCCGACTCTATCCCCGGCTCACTAACAGCCACCGTGGCCCCGTCGTCTGTCAGCAAGACAGACACCGGAGCAACCATTGTGACGGCCTCTGTGACGGTCACGG